CTTATAGGCAGGCTCTTGCGCAGTGAACCTAAACAATTCCTCCTCCTCATCTGCGATTCTATTAGTAGTCACGTCGCAGTATCTAATAATGCCACCCGTCATACCATCTCTATTCTTAAGAATAATGAATTCTAAAGTGTAGTCGTTGTCAGGTACTGGCATATTATTAGCGCGCGCATCTGCTTGGGCATAATAGTATGGTCTGTACAATCCAATAACAACTGAAGCATCCTGCTCGATGTTACCCGAACTTCTAATATCAGATAACTGAGGGCGTTTGTCGCTTCTGCCTTCAGCACCACGAGATAGCTGACTAAGGCATACGATTGGAATGTTTAGCTTCCTTGTTAGCTTCTGTATCTTATTGGAGACAGAAGACACCTGCGAGAAGTCATCCTGACCGCGCATCTGATTGTCTCTAATCAATTGCATATAGTCAATGACTACCATATCTATCTTGTTCTTACGACACTCAGTTGTCAAAACCATTGATAAATAGTTGATGTCCCGATTATCTGAGTCGTAAAAGAATATAGGCAAGCGCTTAAGTTCCCTAGCATTAGATAATCTAATCTTAGCTACGTCTCCTTGTGTGATGCGATTAGCTTTGATGTCTGAATATTTGTAGTCGGGCGCTTCAGATGAAATGTATCGATACATCAAGGACTCCTTTGGCATCTCTAAGGAAAGGAATAACACTCGCTTACCTGACTTAGCTGACGCCTTGGCTACATCTAGTCCTACAATGGTCTTACCCATCGATGGTCTAGCCGCGATAACAATCATTCCCTCCTGCCATCCACCTAGTGCATAGTTTAACTTCCTAGAACCCGTGTCAATCCCCGAAAACTTTACGTTACCAGCGTTAGCCTCTAACTTGTCCATCACGTTGTCATAGATGTCTGATATATTATATACCTCTGTACTCTGTGACGTGGTCTCAACTGAGGTGATGCCCTGCTCGATAAGGTTCTGAATAAAAGCAACGTCCTCCATATTGCTAATAGCGGATGTTATCTTATTGGCTAAGTCTCCATAGATTCTTTTCTGCTCGAAGGTCTTCAACTCTTGACACGCTGACGTTAACTCAATCGTTGTCTTTGGTGTCATAGTAAGGACAGACGATGCATCCGCGGTAATTAGCCTAGAGTCGCTCTGTAAGACCTTAAAAATATCAAAACGAGTGTATGCCTTATTATTCAAATAAAACTCTCTCATCGTCAAGTATGCCTCCCTATTTAGCTCGCTGATGAAGACTCCCTCACTAATAACCTTGACCGCATCCTTAACTAGGTGTGGTTTGTCAAGTAGGTAGGCAATAACATCGGTCTCTAAAAGTTTCTCGTGTATGTAGCTCATAATTAAAAGTTGTCTGGTATAATGATTTCGGTAATTTTATTTGCTGATAGTGGAATTGTTGCGGGCGTGTCGCTTGGAACTTCATCCTCCCAAACTCTGTGAGTAAGATATCGTTCTGGGTCTTTCCTGAACCTTACTTCTCTGTTAGCTATGTAGCTAGGTAGTGCCTTGAATATAGCATCTATCTCTTTCTCTTTTAGCTTAGACCATTTAGCCTTAGTCTTGTCCTTACCCACCTTTTTATTGTAGATATTCCAGAACTCTTCGAAGCGCTCAATAGAGTTATTACTTTCTTTTATATTAGTTTCTTTATTATGTGGTGTTTCTACACCAGAGGTATGGGGTTTTAACACCAGAGGGGTATGGTGTTCTGACACCAGAGGGGTCAGAAGTCTAATCTCTCTATAATCAACCTCATTATTTTCTTTTCTCTTGATAGTTCTGCTAATAACAGACTTCTTCTCAAGGTTATTCAAGCAGGTTCTAACTCCCTCTAATTTCATCCCCAAAGCGCTCGCCAAGTATTGATTACTTGCAAAGCAGTACCCCTCCTTAGCTGACAAACTATGAATTAATCCCATCAGATTTTTTTCTGATGCTGACAAGTCTGTGCGCGCCAATAAATCGTAAGGGATTATTATAAAATTCATATTGCTTCTTTTAACTCATCGTTTATGGAACTCAAGTCGCGCACCATAGTATCTACTATCTTAATTAGCTTTGGGTATGCCTCCATATTGGGTGTGGCATACTTGAATAACTGAGAGTAGTCTTTTATTTCTTTCTCTAGGCGAACCTTGCGCATATTAAGTATCGCTCTGTGACACATAATCTCTAGTTCGTCTCCGACAAAAGGATTCTCGTAAACAACTTCTTCTTCCATGGTACAAAAATAAACCCCCAAACCTTGTTGCGCAGGTGAGGGGGTCGGTTCAAGTTGCCTTGAATACCGAATGAGATGACCGCAACTTCACCTCATCCGATTGTACGATTCAAATGTACAACATTAGTTTTAATTAGTCAACTAATGTTAGATTATTTATATTCATTGTCGGAATACCAATAGTCCTAAACATCTCGCGCGGGTGTGTAAAGATTAATGTTCTAAAGTCGGGCGTTCCTTCCAAGAATACACCAAAGTCAGAGATTATCCTACTACCTAATCTGTAATCAACGAGGTATCTTGCGCCTTGAATTAACTTGCTTGTATCTACGTTAGGATTGTATACCTCGTAGATTTCTTTTTTAAGACCTGATTCTTTAACTAAATATGTTCCTACTACTTTTCTCATGATGTTATAATGTTTTAGCTATGTTTAAAATTAATTCTTCTTGTTCTAATGATAACCTTAAATGATTTTTGCTAATCTTTTGTAGTGCCTCAAAGAAATCTTTTGTGGCAAGTGAGCTAGTGTTAGGTGGATTAAACTCTATATTCCATTTGTTTACTTCTGCCTCCCATATTTCTTCTTGCTGTTTTTGTATTTCTTTGATTAGCGACTCTATTTCACTTAACGAACATTCCTTAACGTACTCCCACGGGGTAATGTCTAATTCTGCTTCTGCATAAAATTCAGCCATCTCATTTGTTTAAAATGATTTCAAAATTTCCTTGTGTTACTACTACCTTGCCATCTGTTGATGTGAAGGTTACGCCGTGCCCGTATACCCTAAAGGTGTCCGCGCAATAGGTGCTGAACTCCGTCTTGATGGTGTATTTTCCAGTTGAGCGTGATAGGTATAGCGTTGTCGCTACACCTACCAAGCATACAAATCCAATAAGGATTACTACTAGTTCATTTGATATCTTTCTCATATCTCTACCTCAATTTGTTTAACGATTGTGTTCCCTTTGTAGGTGGTCACCTCTTGGTAATCAGTAACGCGTGACGTTAGTAAACCTTCAGGTGATTCGATGATGTGTACCCATACCTTGCGTGGACGTTTCTTTAGGTAGAGTTTATCTACGCTTGAATTGAACGCTACATCCCCTATCCACCCAATAGCCATACCATTTCTTATGGATGTGATTTCGAAAGGGTCTCCGTGATAAGTTATATAGGCGTCATATAATCCATTAAGATACAACGCGTAATCGAACTCAATTTTTTCTTGATTTTTCATTTTGTTTGGTTTTAAAATATTTATAATACGATTAAATAATAAGCTAAACATATAGCTGAAATGATTATGATGACCTCTAATAAGTCAACGTAGGTGTTCTTAGAATTCATCTCTAGTTCTGATAGTTAATTTAACGGGGCAAGGGGCGTTGTAGTCTGATGGATGCCCATCTGTCGCGTCATATATGCTAACAGATACATCCTCCTCATACAATAAGTGAATGTCAAACACTTGACCATTAAACTCAAAGGTGTGCCACTCGTCTAGTTCTGTATAATCTATTAGGGTCTCGCACTCAACCTTGTTGACTCGAGCGTATACACACATCCTCTGCTTGAAAGGATTAATTATCACGTTGAAATGTGTTGCCATTTGCTATAATTTCTAGTAGTTTAAGATTCTCTGTGTTAGCCTTAGAGATGTTATCCTCCAAGGCTTTATGTAGTTCATATAGTTCGTTAATCAACACGTCGACTAAGTCATCCGTGTACAACTTTGCTAGGTGCTCCATCTCCCGATATTCCACGGGGCTGATGCGACAATCTAATATCGCATTGATAATTTTTTCGCGTTGATTACTCATTACCAATATCATTTACAAAGCTTAGCATTTCGGCATATGCAATTATATGCCAAAACATTCTAAATTTCACTGGATTATCTGTGTCAGACAATTGATTAATTTTTGTAAGCAATGCTTCTTTTGCTTTCTCTGCTCCCATTAAGTCTATTAATAAATAGCAGAAATTTTTCTTCTCTCTGTTTATCATTACTTGTTGTTGTTTAGTAGCCACATTAGGTGGGCTAAGTCTTCGTGATTCATTTGTGTTTAGTCTAGTGCGCTTACAAGCGCTTGAATGTCATTAATTAAAGTAAACTCTTCGTAGAACTCTCCAATAGTTCCGCCATCGGACGTATACATTCTGTCCGCTAATTTCGAGCGTAATTCTTCTAGCAATCTATCTGCTAGGGCTTTGGTTGCTTCGTGCTTGGTCATATTATCTAATCGATTAAGGTTGCGAAATAATTAATTGCTTCAGTGGTGAATTCTCTACTCATATCCTCTAGGTAGTCGGGTATGAACATCTCATAGTGCTCATTGATTTCGTTGAATAAATCTTCATCAGGTTCAGCGTCTTTGTAGTAGTGTTTGATTGCTATCATACTAAAAGTCCAGAAGTAGATATCTTGTTCTTTGAATTTCATCGCTTTAATTGGTCTATAATTGTATAATATTCGTCGTATAATCTATCAAAAAT